ATCAGATCATCACTCTGACTACAACATCTGCTGCGTAGTAGCCAACATCAGCCACAACAAGTTCACGATATGAACCGTAGGATTCAACAAAGAAGTCCATGCCTGGTGCATCTGCTTCTTCAATAGCTGTGATTGCAGAACTTGGGTCATCAGCATCAAGGAGCTGGTCCAACCCTGCCATCTGGTCAACACTTCTGCGTGACACCATGGCAATGACATCAACAGTGATTTCACGTTTGCCATCAAAGGTAAGTGGTTTCACGTTGAATCCGCTGATCATCACACATGGGACTGCCACATTGTCTGGTGGGTATCTGTACACATTCAAGCCAGGCACATTGCTGATTGCTTGTGCTAGTGCTTCTCTGATTTCACCATTGCTCACAGTGCTGCTCATGCGATACCAAAACTCTGTGCATGTTTGTATGGTGCAAGAAAGTCCATTGCCCTTGGTGGCAGTGACTTGCCCACACGCATGACCCCGTATTCACCAAAGCCTGCAACACCCAAGGGTGATTCTTGCATCTTGGCTACTTCTGCCACCATGATCCTGCACGCCTGTTTCACTTCAAATGGGACTGCAGGCCAGCCCCACACGCCAGTGATTTCCACAGTGTTCTGTCGCATGTTGAAGGTTGGCACTGGCCACTGCACACCACCAAGCAACTGAAGGCTTGTGTATGGCTCAGATGCCTGTGGTGCATTGTATGGGAGCAGCTGGTAAGCGGTTGCACCAATGGTGGTGGAGTAGACACCATTGCCAGTGGGGTCAGTCTTTAGTGTGGTGACGCTCACCAGATCGTTGAATGACCCAAAGGTCAGGCTGTAGATATCATCTGTTGCAAAGGTGCGTGCTTCAGTGGTCTGGAAAAACTCGCGTTCACAGTAGCGGTCAATTTTTCTTGACACTGCTTCAACCACATCATCAAGTAGTGATGTGTCTTGCACAAGGTTCTGGCCCACATAGGCCACAGCTTCAGCTTGGGTCAAATATCCATTGGTGATTGTCATGCGTTTATCTCCATGCTGCAGCTCTTACATCGTTACCCTGCACATCAATCACATGCTTTGCGAAGTTGCGTGTGAGGATCACAGAAAGCTGGTCTGGGTCCACGTTGTGGTAGTACTCATCTTCTTGGAGTGGGCCACCATCAGCAGCGCTGTGTGGTGTGCGCTCGTAGCAGGCTGCTGTGAATACCAGCAAGCCAGCACGATGATCCAAAAGGTTTTTCAGGTGGGCAATGTGTAGTGGCCAATCAGGTGTGTGTTCTGCCACTTCCAAATGCAACGCCACATCAAACTTGTCTGTGCTGCCATAGTCCAAAATGTCGCCAACCCATGTCACACCAGGTGCATCTACTAAATCAACAATTTCAAAGGTGGAGTTTTGGAAAAGGTAATGGGGCTGGCCGTTCACATCCCTGCCGCCACAGTCAAGAACTTTGGCAGGTCCAGCTGGCACCCAGCGTTGCACCCATTCAAGAACCTCGTGGTGCATCAGATAACCTCAGGCTTTCTCCACCAGAAGAAGTGTGCAATCAGAACCAATGGTAGCCACTGGACTGGTAGCACTTGGGCTGCAGCAATGGCCATCACAGGCCCAGCAGCAGTGTGCAACAGTCGCACAGTGTCAGTTGCCACCAACAGCTGTGCATACGCAATCAGGAGTATCAGAAGTGTTTGCCAAGAAGGATGGTACAAAGCTGCAAGGGTTGCGCCCCATGGGGCAACCATCAGCCATGCATCACGCCAGCGCCCACGATGGGCTTCCATAGCAGTTTTGAAAGGATGTTCATGCACTCTGCGCAACAAGGGTTGTGCTGTCACCTGATCGATCTGTGGTTTGCGTACAAACCAGACAACTGCAGGCACGATCAAACCCACCAGCATGATTGGATGCCAAGCCCAGACAGCAGCAAAGATTGGTGCTGTCTCTTTGATCGAAGCAGCCACCAGAATCAGCAACACTGCCAGTGGCCAAAGCCCATGTTCAAAGCAAGCAACAGCCATGATTGACACAGCCATTGCTGGCAGGTCAACACCAACAGGCCGCACAACTTGTGGACCCCACACACCAGGCAAAGCCAGCAACAACACTGCTGCAGCTCCTGCACGTTCCCAACCAAGATCAGCAGACCACCACAACATCCCAGCTGCAGCCACAACCCACGAGCAAACCCACACTGCATACCATCTACGCAAATCTGTTTTGCAGAAAGTGGGCAGCAACCAACGCAGATTGAATGGGCGTGCTACTGCAACACCACGACCAGCCAGCAGGTATCTGCTGGCATCAGGCCCTAGCATTGTCATCCGTTGTGCGTGGTTCTTCAGGTGGTGTCACACCCATGGTCTTGGTGTCACTGGGCCAGTAAACCCTGCCACCTTTGTGATGCCCCACATGGGCTGTTGTGTCCACAAAAACCTTGTGGCCTTGGTCACCAGCACGCAAACAAAAACTCACATCTTCGCCAAGTGCCCATTCTGAACCATCATCACCAAACCTGATGTCAAACCCAAACCAACAGTTTGTACTACCACCACTCGCATCAAACATTTGTTGGATCACTGAGCGGTGGATGAGTAGGCAACCTGTTCCAGTTGCTGTGACTTGCGCCAGCTGGTTTGGTACCCAGTCCAGCATCACTTGTGTGATGGTGTTGGGGTTATCAATGAACAGTGTTGGGATCACACCATCTGCTGTGAGGATCACACACAGGGCACCAAGGATTTTCACATCGTGTTCAACAGCTCGTGCAACCATCTGATGCATCAGCTCTGGTTTGAAAACCATGTCAGTATCAACAAACCACAACCACTCGGCATCAGGGTAGTTGTGTAAGAACTCGTCACAAATCCTGTTGCGAGCTTTGGCAAGGTTCGCTGTTGCTTCCAAAGCCACATAGTTGTAGAGCAAACGCAGATCAATAGGGTTGGGTGACTCAGGGCAATCAAGTGCTTCCCACACCTGCACTGCTCGTTCTCTGTCCCACATGTCAAGCTCCCAGAAGGAACGCATGAACCGTGTGGAAATATCATGGCCTGTTGAAGGAAACGCCAACAACACTTTGCCAGGGTGATCAAAACTTTCTTGCATGTTTATCCTTTGGGTTTTCGGGATTGGGTGGTGGTGCAAGCAAGCCCACTGCCTGCACCACCATCACAGATTTGACTAGCTCAATACTTGCTTGAAGCCAGTACCCTGCAAAATAACGCTCGCCTGTACATATCTCCCAGCTGTAAAGGCAGAGTAGCCATATACAACCATGGTCACGTTGAGCGAAGCTGCAGCAACCTCGTTGAGGGTAAGACCCACCGGAGCAGATGCATCTTCCATCAGCAACACATCCTGTCTCCTTGTGATGATTACGCGATCCTCATCAGTGCTTGCACCAAGGATGATTGGCACACCAGCATCAGTGACAACTGGAACACCAGCAATGGACCCCACAGGAGCATAGCCAGCTGCAACACCAGCACCAACAGCATTGAAAGCGTTGTAGCCCTCAATGGCAACCAGTGGACGCAGTGAAGAATCAGACTGGGCGCATAGCCAAGCCCAACGCCGTGGGTGCATGACAATCAGGTCTGCTGCCGCGTATCGTGCAGCGTTGACCTTGCCAATGCCGTTGTGAATTGCTGCCACGAAAGACGCGCCAGTAGTACCAATCCATCCTGCGGTGGAAACGCTCGTGGTGTTCAAAATTCCGAAGTGCCCACCAGCAGTTCCATCACCACTGATAGCGCTGACGTTCACCTTGGTCGCGTACTGCTGATACAGATCAGCCAAGAGGATTTCACCAATGCCAGTTCCACGATCAATGGACTGACGAGAAACAACCTGCTGGCCAGCAAACGTGCGCACTGGGACAGTTAGGTCAGATTCCGTGAAGGTCACGTTGGATACCGCCACACCTTGCGTTTCTTGCGCCGCCACCGAAGTGCTCGTGGCACCACGCGGGATCGTGATTGTCATGCCATTTTCCGGCAACGGCACCTTGGTAATTGCTTCAAGGAAAGGCCGACCAGATGCAAGCGTTGCAGCAAACTGATCAGTCATGAACTGGGGGACTACCAAGCCGCCGAAATTTCCGGTCGTGCTGCGGTAATTGATAAGGCTTTCATCACGGCTGCGTGCAAGACGATCAGCAGCAGCAGCATCATTGTTGAACCTGGCTGCAACAGCATCCGCAAGGAAGTTGTGCTCACCATCTTGACGGTAGGTCTGCTCTTCTGAAACAACTTTGATATTCATTGGGATCACTTCTTTTCTGGCTTCTGCAGCCTTCTCGGATCGGGATGCAAGATCAACAAGATCAGATTCACGCGCCTGAAGGGCTGTGATCTTGTCGTCAATCTCACGAAGTTCTGCGCGCGCTGCGTCAAACTTCTCGGTTTCTTCTGGACTCATCTCGCCGCGGCCTTCAGCCTCTGCCAGATTCAGAATTGCTTGTACAGCTTCTTCAGAAACTTCACGTTCATCAAGAGCTGCAGAAATCAAACTGCGGATCTGCTCCAACATATTTGGAACCTTTCTTGTTTAGGAATTGGGACCAGCTGGTGACTTCAAGTGAACTAGGTGTGCCATTGGCGGCACCCAGTGCGGCTTGTTATCGGCGTGCTGTTATTGCTTCAAGCTGGCGTTTTGCCATCTCAACTGAACGGCCTGTGGCCTGCTCAGAACCTTGTGCATCTTCGCTGCGTATCTTTGCCACTGTTGCTGGGCTGGCAGGGTAAGTGACCATGCTCACATCAAACAGCTTTACTTCATGGATAGTGCGTATCTCATACTTGGCATCCCATGAATCTCTGATGACCTTGAAAGCAAAGCTCATTTGGTCCATGTCACCACGTTCCATGGCTGAACGCAGTGAAGCTGACATT